AATACCTGCCCAAGTATCTTGGAATAGAATAAAATCTGGCTTGTAATTATACATCCAAAGTAGAACGTTTTCTTCTCCGCGTGGGCGTTGTGTAATTCTTAACTTTTTAGTAACTGAATTCCAGTCAAAGTTAATAAACGAGCCGAACATTTTACCAACTAGATTTTGGTATTGTGAGAACATCATGTAGGTTGCTAGACCGCCCATGTTACTAGAACTTAACAAATAGGTGTTTGAGTAGGCTAGGTTAAACGGCTCAAATAGCGTACCGCCATCGCCGCCGCCCGATCTAGAACCGATACTTCTACGGAAAATCTGTCTAACCTGCATAACTTCAGGTGCTAACTGGTATTCGTTAACGTCTGTTTGCAGTGTTAGATATCCAAAACTTTCTTCTACAGAGTTTTGACTGCGTTGTCTGTACTTACGTAGAGCAACATCTATAGCAAGATCGTAGTGTTTAGGATCCAGTTCTACATCGATCATACCGTCACCCAGAGAGGTCTTGATATAATCAACCACTTTTTGTTTTTCGGTTTCTGTTTCGTTCATGCTACTATTTACCTATAAATACACTACTATGCCAAGACTCTCAATGTATCGTCCCGAAAAGGGCAATGATTTTAGAATGTTAGACCGCAACATTGCTGAACAATTTCAGGTTGGCGGTACTGATGTGTATGTCCACAAATATGTAGGACCTGTAGATCCTGTTACAGGTGAAGCAACACCTGCTACTCCTAATGCTAGTGCGGCAGGAGTACTAGGAATACAGGATGTACTGTTCATGGAAAACAGAGATCGCAAATACGATCCCGATGTTTATATAATGCGTGGAATTTATACCATGCAAGATATTGATTTTAACCTGATGCAGTTTGGATTCTTTTTAAACAATGATAATGTAATGATAACATTTCATTTAAGAAATACAGTCGAAACTTTGGGTCGTAAACTAATGATAGGCGATGTATTAGAATTACCGCATCTGCGTGATGAATATGCATTAAACGATTCTATGGTTGCCCTAAGAAAGTTTTATGTTGTGTCAGAAATTAATCGTGCCGCTACAGGATATAGTCAGACTTGGTATCCGCATTTACTTCGTGCTAAATGTGAGCCGATGGTTAATGCACAAGAGTTTGCACAAATTCTTAATCAAGAAGTGGCGGCAGATCCTAATGCAGGAATTCCAACCGGAGTACCTGACGGAACCACACTTGCAGATGTATTTTCATTGTACAATAAAAACATTGAAATTAATAATCAGATTATTGCCCAAGCAGAAGCAGATGCTCCTCTAAGTGGGTATGATACTAATCAAATGTATGTATTGCCATTGAAAGATGACCATTCGTTTGCATTACAAGATGCTAGTGATGAAGAAAGAGATGCCAGTGAGGATGACCATACTGCCGATGCTAGTTCTGTATTTGTTAATCCTGAAAAGAATATGTATGTAGGCTATCTAACAAGTGATGGAATTCCTGCTAACGGTGCTCCTTATACGTCTGGAATTGATTTTCCATACAACCCATATAAAGGTGCGTTCTGTTTACGAATAGATTATATGCCCAATAGACTGTTCCGTTTTGACGGACACAATTGGGTATATCAAGAATCTAATGTGCGGATGACTATGACTAATAAACCATTAGATGGTAAACCGGCTGATAGTACTAGAACAAAACAAACACAGATTGGTTCGTTTGTTAATAATAATGTTTCGGCTACTATTAATGGTAAACAAGTAGTTGAACGTCAATCATTGAGTAAGGCACTAAAAACTAATAAACCAAAGGCAGATAATTAATGGAACTTTTTTATGATGGGCAAATACGCCGTTACCTAACTCAGTTTATGCGACTGATGAGCAATTTCAGTTATGCAAACAATCAGAATGTACCTGTCCAAGTTCCTGTTCGCTATGGAGATATGAGTCGACAGGTATCATCTCTACTGACACAGAATAGCGAGAACATAATGAATTCGGCTCCCTTCATTGCCTGTTATGTTAAAAGTCTCAATTTATCAAGAGAGCGATTGCAGGATCCGACCTTTGTCAGCAAATTGAATATAAGAGAGCGTCAATGGGAATATGTTGACGAAGATCCTGATAGCCCCACTTACGGTGAAACTATTCAAGATTACGGAAACACACAAGGAGAAAATTATACTGTTGAGAGATTGATGCCTACTCCTTATACTATTGAGTTTGTTGCGGATATATGGAGTACAAATACAGAACAAAAACTTCAAATGCTTGAACAAATTTTGGTTTTGTTTAGACCTGCATTAGAAATACAAACAACTAGCAACTATATTGATTGGACCAGTTTAAGTTTTATCGAATTAACAAACATATCTTGGTCTAATAGAACAGTAGGGCAAGGTAGTGTTGGCGATATTGATATTGCTTCATTGACATTTACTTGTCCAATTTGGATTACTACCCCTGCTAAAGTTAGAAAATTAGGAATTATTACAAAAATTATTGCTAACATTTTTACTGAACCAGCCGGAACTATTGGAAACGGTGAACTTGTATTTGGTAATCCTAATTCTCAAGTTATAGTAACTCCAGGACAGTATAGCGTATTGATAACAGACGGTACAGCAAGACTAATGCACGCCGGTGAAAATACACGCCATAATGCACTAGAAGAAGTACCTATTAAAAATGATGTTAAAATCCAATGGAATAGATTATTAGATCTTTATCCTGGAAAATTTAGAGCAGGGTTAAGTTATGCGGCATTTAAAAGACCAGATGGTAAAGAAGTAATTGCCTATTTAACAATTAATCCCCTAGCAGAAGATGAGATGGAATTGTTAAGTCTAACATACGATAGCGAAACATTACTTAACACCGATTTGTATGATTTAGAACATAATCATGTTAGAGGAACAATCAATGCTATTATTAATCCTCTAACATTTAATCCTGGACAAAATATTGACACCGATACTAGGTATCTTATATTAGAAGATATCAATACAGACCCTCATGTTCTTGAAGAGGTGTCACCAGTTGCTTGGAAAAAATTTGGTCAATCTAGTGCAAATACTGAACGATTAGTTGCACACGCTAATGATATTATTCAATGGAACGGTACACAATGGAATGTTATATTCGATAGTACGGTCTCACAAGAAGTCACTTACATAACTAATTCATATACAGGTACACAATACAAATGGGACGGAATTGAGTGGAGTAAATCCGTTGACGGTGTATATCATCCAGGAGATTGGCGTTTAGTTTTATGACAGATATAGTATGTAGTGGCGGATTTTTTGTAGCAAAAGATACAAGACGATTTTTATTTTTACTCCGCAATCAAGGACGTACAGCAGGTTCTTGGGGTATTGTAGGCGGTAAGAAAGAACCACTAGATGCTACACCTTACGAAGCACTAGAACGCGAAATTAAAGAAGAAGTAGGCAAGACTCCCACTATTAAAAAAGTTATCCCACTAGAACTTTTTACAAGTGAAGACCAACATTTCTTTTATAACACTTATGTGTTGCTAGTTGAAAAAGAATTTATTCCTACACTTAATGACGAGCATGTGGGATATGCTTGGTGTGATTACGGGCAGTGGCCCAAGCCTTTACACCAAGGTGTAAAGCGTAGTCTATCTAATAAGACTAATAAAACTAAAATTGAATTGCTACTAGAAATGCTGTCCTGATTACCAAGGACGTGGAAGTTGTGCCGTAGCAGGCTGTATTTGCTGTGCAATTTGATTTGCTAGATTTGCTTTAAGATCAGCAATAGCATCCTCGCCCAATGCTGCCATAACCATTTGTTCTACAGCAGGTTGTGTAAGTTGGTTGAACGGAATAAATGCAAGAGGATCTGGATCACTTAGTCCTACATTACCAAAATATTGAGCACCGTGACCGTCTTGGTCAGTTGCTGACAAAATAAATTCTACATTATAGACAACATTAGTTAAGTCGTTTAATGCAGGGTGGGCAAGGAATCGACCAAATTCCCAAGTGTATGTTAGGATAACATCCATTTATTAAGCCCCCGGACCTTCGTTGAAGTGGCGTGTGTATGTATTAGGAATTAGAGAGCGTTCAACAGCAGGAACATTAACCCAAACTTTGACCCATTCAATTAGTTGTTCTTTAGATACTGTTTCGTACGGAACAAAATTTTCTGGATCAAGGTTAGCAATGTTAAGGTCTTGAACACCTGTCATTTCTTTTGTATTTGTACCATCAGATCCTGTACATTTCCATACAACACGACTAACAACATCTTTGTTAGTATTGTATTCAGAAATAACATCAATTGACTGGATGTCCCATTCGTAAGTAATAGCCATTTAAACTCTCCTCAATGTACTATTTATTGTGTATTGACTGTAATTCCGTCGGGGCGTGTAGTAGTTGGCTGTGCTGGTTGAAGTTGGGCAGATGCTTGCATTCTAACCTTATCTACAACTGGTGCAGAAGTTTCGTAAGGTAATTTTACCAAACCCATAATAATAATATTAACTTCGTCAATGGATAGATCTGTTAAATTAATAGTAGGTTGTGTTTGCTCGTTGGCTTGTGGTGCTGTTTGTTGCATAAAAGTCTCCTGTTTTAACTATTTATATATGCGGTTAATGGGAGAAATTATATTGTTGCGGTAGACCAAGGAACTACCTGTTTTCTAATAACAGCCGGCATACTTTGTAATCTGGCCGCCAGACTGTTAACAACATCGTTAAATCCGGGGTCAGTTTGAGCCCAGGATAGTGCCATATCTTCAGTTATTTGATCGTAGGAAACAAAATCAGTTGCACTAAAAATTCCAGGAGTATGGATAACACGTTCTGATAAAGGATCTACGTATGTTACATCACCTAGTTGGAAAGGTAACACTCCTCCAGATCTTGCTCTGTTGCCGTTTTGATCTTCTGCAATTAAATTCCAATGAACATGCGACACAACATCCGTCCATGTTCCGTGATCGACTGTCATGACCTGTGTCACATTAAGAGTATATGTAGCAGTGGTAGTTGTAAACACAAATGGCATTATTTTGCACCTTTTAACAATTCAATTTCTTTCTTCAACAATTCAATTTGTTCTTTTTGTGCTAAGATTAACTCATGCACATCTTTAAACGATTCAATAAACAATCCAGCAAAGTTACCGTAATTTACACCGTACTCGTCTTTATCTTTATTGTATGTAACAACTTCAGGTACTATCGATTCAACTTCTTGAGCAATAACACCTAAGTATTGAGTATTTGGATTCCAATCGTCGTCGTTGTCGATTGGATTGTCCTTACGTTTATAATAAACACCTCTAAGTTGTAGTACTTTATTTAAGGCATTATCAACTGTAAAGATATCTTTCTTCTTTCTGCGATCCGAATAAGCGTAAACCTCACCGGTAGCATACATATTACCAGCAACATAATGGTTTCCGTTGGTATAAGCACGATAGCCGGAAGTCGTAGTTGAGCCGCCAAGACCTAAACA